GTGTGTATAACAATTAGAGGCGCGAGGCTCAATACTAGGACTTACACCTAAAATAATGGAACTATTAGCATTAGGAGCAATAGCCAAAAGATGAGTATTGCGGACTCCATAACCTTCTGCGTCTGGCGCTTCTCCTCGCAATCTTGCAAGGTCTTGTGTTTTTGCACGAGCAATATCCTTAATAGTCTTAAACATACGTTTATTAACTGAGATAGCTAGACTAGATTCAAATGGAATACCTTTAGCCATTAGGTAGTCATGGAAACCCATAGCGCCTAAGCCAAGTGAACGCTCACGTTCTGCTGAGTATCGAGTACGTTCTAGCTCGTTAGGAGCATTATCGATAAAGAACTGCAGTACGTTATCAAGAAGCTCAACTAGGTCTCCGATGAAGTCTTTGTTGTCTTTCCACTCATCAAACTTAGCCAAGTTAACGCTTGACAGACAACATACCGCTGAGCGATTTTCGTCAGTGGGTAAATGAATTTCGTTACATAAGTTGGAGCCATTAATTTTTAATCCTAATTCTTGTAATGCTGGGTGCATTTGGCGGTTAGCTTCATCAAGGTAGTTGATGTACGGCTCACCAGTACGGAATCTAGTTGTAAGAATCTCTTCCCATAGATGACGAGCAGGAATTGTTTCTACTACTTCTTTACTATGTGGATCAATAAGAGACCATTCTAAGTCTTCATTTACCGCTTCAATAAATGCATCAGTAATGTTTACACCATGGTGCAAGTTTAGATTCTTGCGGTTAAGGTCACCTGTAGGCGTACGCATTTTAATAAACTCTACGATTTCAGGGTGATCTACGTTTAGGTAAGCTGCATAACTGCCGCGACGAGTCTTGCCTTGACGGTACGCAACCATGTCAGCGTCTACTGTATGCAAGAAACCGTTAACACCAGGCGTCTTATCGGAGATAGCTCGAACGTCGCTCCAATGGCCTCCTACGCCGCCTCCTTTAACAGATAGCCAACGTTCTTCTGTTGTATGTGCACATAGCCCTTCGATTGAGTCAGGTACGTATGTTAAAAAGCAACTGATAGGCAAGCCTTTAGGTTTTTCTCCTTTTGCAGGAGCGTTGCTGAGGATAGGCGAACTGAACATAAACCACTCTTTTTTAAGGTAGTCTTGTAATCGTTCGCTGTGCAGGCCGTCAGTAGCATAACAGTCACTAGCACGTTTAAAAGCTTCAGCAATCGACTCATTTGGTCGACAATAATGTTTTTTAAGTAATTCTTTAGCAAAATCAAGCATTTGTTATTCCTCAGTTATTATTGTTATTAAGCTTCTTGGGTTGTCTTTATCTTGTTCAACAATTTTCCAAGAGCTCCCCATATGGTATTGCACGTTATCATTTATGATAACTTTATCTTCCTGTAATGCATCTAATATAAATTTTTCTATTAGAGCTGCTATATTAGCACCATCACAGTTTGAATTCTTATAGTATATTTCTATAGCAAGTTTAAACTTTCCGTCACAGGAAAAGTCACCAACCTGCTTAGCCACTAGTTCATGAAAATCTTGTTTCATTTTATTTTGGCTATGGTAGTGGGCATTACGATACCAGTTCATACCAACAAGGACTGTTTTATCTTTTTTAGTCTTGTAGTGCTGAGTCCAGTATATTGGTAATTCGATAGTATTCATAATATAGCTTATTTTAGAGCTAAAAAAACCACCCGAAGGTGGTTCTTTAGGGTTAAGTAGGTATTACTCTTGTGTAATCTGGTATTTGGCACTATGTAAAATAGCTACCATATCCATAATAGTATCGCGCATAAACGAGAACTTTTCGTCATTCTCAACAAGACGTAAGCCTTTCTGTGCTCTACGAGTAATTTCTTCGATCAGATCAATAATTTCTTTTTCTGATTTTACAACCATGTAAGAACGCATTTCTTTACAAGCTTCAGCACAGTTTAGGGCTTCTTCTGGCTTCATTTCAGGCAGACAAGCACCAAGGAACTGCTCAGCTAGTTCATCGAGTTCTTCTTCTAGTTCAGTGTATAGCTCACCAACTACAACGTGGTGATGGTTTTTAAGAGTTAACCAGTGCGTGTAGTGCAACTGACTAACGTAGAAAAGCATGTCGGTGATGCATCCACCAAGCATGTTTTCAATTGACATTGATTTTTTCATGGGTTAATCCTTAATATTAAGAACCTCTGATTATAGCAGAGAGCCATAAAAAATAAAATAGGTCCGTTGGTTATCGAGCACCCCAACGGTAAGGCCAACAGGTGGGAAATTTCACCTTGCTCTTATCACAACAGGAGACAACTGTTATACATTTATCTACTCTCTCAGGTTTACGTCGCCTTGTTGTGTGCCTAGACTAGAGGGAATCTAGGACTTTTTTAATATCCTCAATGGATGCGTCATTAGGTATGCGTACCATATCTGCCCAGTTGTAACCGATATCACTTTCTGCTTCATTATGGATGATTTGACCTTCCATAAAATCAACTAGCATAGTAGCAATAAGATTATCATTGACCCATTTAATAATAACTGGGTCTTCGGTTACTTCTAAATAGATTGAGTCATAAATGGTAGAGATTACTTTAACATCATTCTCTAGACCTTTCTCATCTATTAGCTGGTGCATTTTATTAATTGTCAGTGCAGTCAGTATTGACCAGAACTGACAGGTAGCATTTGCTAATGTTCTGATATCTCTATCAGCATCATCGGTCTTTAGGGTAAAACCTAGACCTAGGTGTATTTCACCATGCTCTTTAGCAGTTGGCAACACATAGTTTTCACGATAATCCGTGATGCCCGGGTATAGTACATTGTGGTAGTTATTAAAGATTCCTTCAGCTTCTTCTATGGGGATTTTTAAAGTAGCTGCAATCTTTGGCGGAAACGCGCCGTAAGCCAAGCCGAAGGTTGGTCCTTTGGACTCCTGCCTTAGTTTACCTGCTTCTACGTTCCCTTCATCCACTAGTTTCTTGAAGTTAGCCGCATCGGTAGGTGTATCACCAGTAAGCGGCATCAGAGCTTTAATTTTCTCATGAAAATAACCCAACGCATTTAGCGAGTGACCATCAAGATCTTTGAGGAATATATCGCATTTGTTGGTGTCACGAGAAAGTGACGCAATAACTCTGTCTTCTAGAGCACTATAGTCTGCTGTTAGTATAATGGTGCCTGGAGGTGCAGTGAAGCACTTCTTAACAGGTTTAGCAAACCTAGATCCTGTTGACGGCGCATTGAGCATATTCGGGTTAGAACTAGTAAAACGTCCAGACTTAGCTCCTAAGAGTTTGTACTGGCCATAAAGTCGACCATCTACGCTGTAGTTATAAAAAGCTTCAATGAAGTTATTTTTAATAATTGCAGCAAAAGAATAGTCAATAAAACATTGAGTGAAGTGTCTAACATCTTCATTGTCTGTTTCTTTATTAACACGTTCTACTTGGGCTCTATCCCATTTTGGTAGTCCTGTCTCCTTAGACGTTGCTTCTGACTCTATACCAAGCATTTCAAACAGTTCTTGTTTTTGCTTGGATGATCCCGGGTTAAATTTTGGGAAAGGTACTGTCGGCTTTTTAACTTGTTCAACGTATTTATCGTTGTACATCCTAGCTTTATCTTTAGCAAGTCTAGTCATAGCTTTGCTAATAGTAGGAGTGTTAGCCGGTATAGTCCCGTCTAGCAACATTTGAAGAAGCCTATTAGTCTTAGCATACTTTTTAACTAAGTTAGTAGGCCACTTACCAACACCTGTCGGCAGTTTGTCTTCAGGGCTACTCCACCCTTGCTGCTTAGCATATTCATCCATAAAATAACTTCTATGGTTCATATCCTTATGCTTGAAGGGTACTAAGTAATACTCAGGGCTACGCATTTTAGACTTGCGATCTTCAATGTAAACCTTTATTTCATGCTTATAACGTAGTTCTAAGTATTGCTTTATTAACGGGTTGTTAGCAAGTTCTTTTTCAACTTCTTCTAACTGCTCCGCTAATGTTTCTTCCAGTTCAATGACTTTATCAATATCAATATTGAGGCCATTGTCCATAATACGTACAGTATCTTTAATCAGGTATTTAGCAGTATTCTGATAGAAGTGCCCTAGGTCGTATTCAATACTCCTTGGTTCAGGAGCAGGCAATTGATCGTGTGGACTGTACATAATATTTCCTGGGTTAAATTAATAGTTCTGGTGCGTGTTTATTCGCTTTAGCGATTAACTCGTAGTAGTCCTCGGTAAGATTATCTATAGCGTCTTCTATATCTGCAACATTTGCTGTTAATACTGCAACTTCATCTTCTTTTTCACATAACGGGCAAAAGCACGTTGTAAATGCTATAAAAGGATGAAATTTATCACAATAATAAAATGTATTGTTATAGTCACGCTGATTGAATAGGGGATGGGTTTGTGAACTCATTCAAGTACTCCCATAGTTTATATGTAGCACATGCGTCAATAGCAGCATATTTCAATACATGTTCTTGATATTGTTGTTCTAATGTAAAGTTATCTGCTGATATTCCCCAGTCACCATACCAGTGACCAGCTAGGTCTTTTAGGCCTGTAGAAGCTTTAAATACTTCTACATGGTTAACTAAGGTCTTTGCAAAGATCTGCGTGTCTTCTACGTTTTTAGCGCCTTTTCCCGCATAGTAATGTAGAAATCTACCGTCGTAGGCATAGTTATGCCATACCTGTATTTTATCTGTTTCTACAAGAAAATCTAGTACTACGTCGGCAATAGGCTGACTATCGATAATAAACACATAAGCATTTCTATCAGAGTACGCGATACTGCAATGAGTAATCGTGCAATGGGATGGATGCCCAAGTGCTGAAGATTTTGCTATAGCTTGGTAAGCAATTTGTTCCTTACGAGGTAACGTTTCGTCTACCATCTTCAGCTTAGCTTCCTCGATAGTCTCTTTATTATAACGAACAGCAGTCTCGAAGTCGGCAGAAAATACTTCTGGCAGACTGTCTAGCCAAGCCTTAGCTGTTTCTGGGTCATTAGTACTTTGGTACTCTACTTCAATACTGTGCTCTACTTTCATTTTAAAGGCCTACTAAGTGTGTAGCATTGCTTAATCGAACAAGTGCACGAGTGCATGCTACGTAATAAAGATTTAAAGACTCTTTTTGGTATTGGTCTAAGTGCATGTCTGGATTTTGTTTTAGTTCTAGCAACAAATCTTGTATTGATAAGTTCATATCAGGTGCTAATGTAACTTCATCAAATTCTAGACCTTTTGAAGAATGAGCTGTAAGCAGCATGAAATTTTGTTTTTTATTTTCATGGTTTTTAGCTTCAGCGTATGCTTCAAAAATACCACCTTTACCGTGTTTTATAACTAGGTTGATTGCTTGTACTAACGATAAATCTTCTTGGTATTTACTCTTTAAGTAACCAAGAACTGTTGTATAGTTTAAGCGAATATTATTATAATTTTCGTACCAGTTATCGACGTCTTCTTGTAAATGTTTGTAAGCAGGATCGTAAATAGCTCCTTGGTATTTTAGACCAGCAACCATCAAAGGAACTTTAAAAATTTCTTGTGCTTTACGAGCCAGGCCGTAAGGAGTCCTGTCATCGTTAAGTTCAATCAATTTGTTAATTAGTCCACCATTTGTACGAGAAATGTAAGCCCTAGTTGTTATTGTTGTTTGAGTAGGGTCAATACCTTCAAACTCCATATCGGGGTTTAGGTATGTTTTACAAAACTGTTCCACAGGTCCTGCAATATGTTTAGGTACACGGAATGACTTAGATAGTTTAAAAGTCTTACCCATACCTTCTAATTTCTCAAAGCAGTTGATAGTGTGGTTAAAAGTGTAGATGTTTTGGTGAGGATCACCAACAGCTACTTTAATTCTACCTGCTAGTAGCTTAAATATTTCTAATGTTACTTCGTTAAGATCACCAGCTTCGTCAAGCATAATTAGGTTATACTTATTTTGGTTAATCTTATTTTCAGCAAGCAATATATGAAACATTTTTAAGTAAAAGTCATGAGTACAGTCGATTTTGCCATGACTCATTAATGTTAAATACTTATTTGCTAGTGCTGCATTAGGCCGTCCGCATTCTTCTGCATACGCATCGTATGTTAGATGTTTTGATAAACAAAATTCTTTAATGTCTTCAGCTAGATAGTACTTATCGCTGTATGGAATTTTTTCATCAATTTGTTTAGGGCCAAAGAATCCTACCTTTAACTTCAAAGGAGCAACAGTAGCTTTGTACGCAAGTGAATGCGTTGTTCTGCAGTCAACAGTCTTAGGAAACTTCTTGCTAGATTGAGTAGCAATAGCTTTGTTGTAGGCTAGGTATAAACCAGGACCACCGCTGAGTTCATCAGCAATTGCTCGTAGTAATGTAGTTTTACCACTGCCTGCAACAGAATCAATAAGTATTAGTTCGTCACCAGTAGCTTGCTTTGCAAAGTCTACTACTTGTTGTTGTTCTGTAGTTAAATTCATATTCTTATAATAATATTAGAAATACCCCCCATTACAGGGGGTACTTGGTTAATTACCCAAAACTTGGGCAATATTTATAGTATGACGTTCAATCTCACCAAAGTCCTTGTGAATTACAAGAGCTTTACTGTCTTGACCTGCACGATAGCCACCAGAGTAAGCGTAGCTGTCTTTAGCTGCCAATGTACGGAAGCTTTCAACAGTACAGCCTGAATACTCAGTACGAGTATCATGATGGATGTGGCCGGTTAGCCAGTAACGGTAAGTTGACTCACCCCATTCTTTAGGTTTATCTGACGCCATAACTAGTGGAAGCTTAGGTGCTTTACACGTGTGGCCATGGTGTACGCCAAAGAATGATGAACCGTGTTGGAAGTATTGGAATACTGATGAGCCACCAGTAATAATAACCCTAGGTTCATTTACATACATATGCTTAAGTGCTGACTGAAGGAACATAGCGCCAGTATCGTCATGGTTACCGATTGCGGTAATGACTTCTACTGTTTCATGCACTTCTAGCGCTGTATTGATCATCTGAATCATAATCTTCAGACCAGTATCTACCATCATCATGTAGTTACCGTCAGTGTCTAGAACGTGTCTGTGACGCTCTGTAACGCCCGCTACGTTGTCCCTATGAAAGTAGTCACCTAAGTTAACAATGACTGCTTTTTTGCAGCTAGGGGCTGTTTTGACAAGCCTATCGAATACTCCACAGAAAACTGCTTGTGCTTTCTCAAGGTCCCAATCTTCACCCACTTCTTCTTTGTATGCTTTCATACCTACGTGAGGATCACCCAATGGGTAAATTGCCATCAGATCTTCTGAAGCATAATCAGCTTCAAACTTTTTACGCTTAAATTTTGGAAGATCTTCAACCAAATCATCAACTAGATCTCTTAACAGTTCTACTTGATTTGTTTTTGGTACGTCAGTTTTAACCCATTGAAGTTTAACATTACCATCCTCATCAAATAGGGTTGAAGAACCTTTAAGAATCTCACCGCTACTAACGTAGTTGCCAGAGTCTAGTGGGAGCATACCCTTTTCACGCAGCTTGTTAATACGTTGCCTAATAGTGGCAGGACGTGCTGTGTAATCAGGGTATAGCTCATTAAGGTCTTCAATGATTGCAGGAATATGGTAATTATTATCCTCACATAGCTGTGCAAGAGCTACATCGTCTACTTTTACAGCCATGTGTTACTCCTCTTATTTACCGAATAGAGGACGTTTTGCAGTAGCTTTAGCGGTAGGAGCCGCAGCTGCTGGTGCTGATGACGAAGAGTTGCCATCAATACGCGCCTGAATCCAGTTTTTAATATCTTCTTCTGTTAGACCGTCTTTGTAGGTCACGTTAGAAGCATATTTTTCTTCGTCTAGTGCTAGACGTTTGCCGATGTTTTCACCAGCTTCAGCTTCGGAAGCAGTTGCACCGTCTTCACGGTAGAACGCTTTGATGCCTTTACGTTCCTGGATATCGTTATTCCATAGAGAATATTCCATCTGGATACGCATTTTAACAGGAAGCTCAGACAGTTCTGGAATGACTTGCATTTCCATCATTTTCTGGTCTTTGCCTACTGGGAATTCTGCAGTTTCAGTTTCGATCTCTTGACCGTCTTCCATGCCTGCAATAATACATAGACGGTTCAACAAGTTCTGAGTGATCTCGTTTACTTTGCCGTCTTTGCCTACAAGGATAGGACCGTAAATAGTCTGATCCATACCATTGTTATTAACGTTAAAGTTAAGCTGGTAAGCACCGTTTTTGGTTTCAGCTACTTGAACGTAGTTAATCGTTACGTCATAGATGCCTGAACGGTTAATGTAGCCTGAGCCATTACCGCCAGAATCTTTGATTGCTTCTGCTTTTTTAGAGACTGTTAGTTTCATTTTAAGTTCCTTGTGTTATTGAATTATTAAAGTGCGTATTCGTCTACGGCACTCGCGTTCCCCGCCAGAGTTTCAATATGCTGCTGAAGATTAAACTCTTCTACAGGCAATGAATCTGGTAGATCTTCTTGCAATGAACGTGCAGGCAGTTTAGCTGAGCGGAAGTGAAGAATACGTTTGTTACTCTTAACTTCGATGAAGATTGCTTCATCAACCTCGGCTAGGAAGCCACCACGTTTAGCAAATGAACCTTTACCTACTAGATTGTATTTAGCTGTATCAGCGTCGTACAAAGCATGTGAGATTAGGATAACGTTCATTCCACTAGCAATTAGAGAGTTCTCGATAAAGCCTGTGAATGCTACAACTTCTTTATCAAGCTCACTGTAAATGGTAAAGCCTTTGTATTTTTCATTACAGTTTGAATGAATAGTATCAAAGATTTTAGATACTGAGTCAAATACAACCGTTTCTGGATATTCACCGAACTTATCTTTGAAAGCTTCGATTTTTTCCACAGTTGTGTTGATCAGTTCATTTACATTTTCAAATGTTGGTACCATTACGTGTGGTACTGGAAACGGGTAGCGTTTACCGTCATGACTAATAACTAGTGAATTCTTAAGATTCTTAGTTAGTGTAGTCTTGCCGGAGTTTGCTTCCGCTGAAATCAATAGTTTAACTGACATAATTACTCCCTCGTAAATAATATTGGTTTAGCTTTTGGCTTAAGACGCATGTCTTGTGCCAATAAATGGCGCAATTCTGGTTTATCGTGCCAAGTTTGCACTGATTCCGCCACTAGTTTTAGGCACGATCCGATAAGTTCTAGTCCTTCTTCTGTAACCTCTTCGGTTACAACAGATACCTGCGAAGGGTAGTCTTTTAACGGTTTGCCTGTTTTCTCACTTACTCTCCCAGTTTCGTTCTGCGTAATAAACACTAGTTTTAAGTAGCGGATATCTATACCTTGTTGCTTTAGAACCCAAGCGTAAGTCATTTGTTGAAACCAGTAGTTTCGTGAGAATCTTGTAGGTGGAGACTTCATGCTTGTAGTTTTCCAATCCATGATTGTATCACCACGTAAGGCATCAATAGACCCACCTGCACCAATCCCTGGTAGAAGTTCATGAAATACAAACTTCTCTACTTCCGTAGGCATATTAGCTTCTACAAAAGGCAATGCTGCTTCGATCATGTATGTGTACTGAGATTCAATTACATACACATCAACATCTGGTTTTCCTTCTAATGATACAATGTAATCCTCTAACGCCTGCCAATCTACTTCACCAGTAGTAACAAACATTTCAATACCTGCGTGAACTACAGTCCCTAGTTCTGTAGCAGTATTACCTGTAAAGCCTTCCTCTCCTAACAAGTTTTCGTGGTACCACTCACTTGTACGGTCAAAGAATTTACTTAGCTGTGAAGCACTAATACGGAATGCTCCTTTTGTAACGTCATCACCAGTATTATATTCAAAGTAGTTTTTAGTAGTCATATACTCTCCTAAATTATATATTCGGGCCAATCTTCAATGATGTCCTCTTTAGAAGCGTATACACCAACAAACTCCTCTTTAGACTCATCTACGTAATCTTCATCTTCTCCACCAAGCCAGTAATACTCTGAGTAAACACGGCCATTGTGTTCTTCAATGTGACAATAGAACATTTTATCAATACCTGTATTTATATACAGTTCAAAAATTCCATTGGTTAGCTTAGGTGTTTCAAGATAAGGGATTACTTTTTCTTCTGGAGCGCCTTTATTAATTAACTTTTTGATTTTGTTAAAATTAAAAGACTTTCTAGTAAAATTATGTATTCCCTTAGAAGTTTTTAAAATGTAACTATCGTTACTCAGATGAATGTACTGCATAGAATTCCTCTAATTTTGCTAAATGCGCTACAAAATCAGCTTCAATACCATAATGATACCCTCGACCAGTAATCATACTCATAGTTTTAGGGTATTTATTTTCTAGGTATTCAAGATCAATAGTTTTAGTAGGTACGTAGCTTTCAAAATTTGCGTTCATCTTTTCTGCAAGTTCTATTTGGTAAGGAAAATGCAAGTAGTTAGCAGCGCTATTAAATTTATTATACTGCTTAAGTTCTAAGTACAAATCTTGCAAGTCTTGAGGGTAGTCTCGGTAAAGCCCATCATTAATATAACTAGATGAAAGTACAGGAATTTCTCCTTTTAAAGGTACAATAAATGTAACTTCTTTCATCTTGTCTTTAATATAAGTTTCGTAGTCTACCCAGTTATCTAATTGTCCTACAAAGTCTTGGTATTTCTTAGCAACACCACGTACAAGAGGCATTGTAGTTACCTGACAAAGCATGTTATAAACTACTTGGTAGTCTTCAAAAGTCATACTATCGTCGGACAATACAGGTGTAGTATTTTTAAGTTTAAGATAAAGATAGGTAGAGTTAGTAGCTTCCCATTCTTCCATCTTTTCACTTTTAAGTACATCACTACCTGCAACTTTACTTGCATAAAGCCCTTCACGTGGAGCTTTTTTGATACCTTCAAAATCAGAAGCTTCAATAATTTCAGATGCTAGGGTATAAGGTATGCCCATAGCGTCTAAGTATTCTTTAGCTGCATCTACGGCATCATCAATGTCTACCTTAGATTTACGCTGCCAAGTTACTAGACTTCTGCCTGTGTAATGCTCATTTAATTGAGACCTAAAGTTAGATTTAAGGTCAATAATTACATGAGGCGAGAAAAAGAATTCTCTCCATTGTTGAGAGTTTTCTGAATCAAGAGTTTTAGATGTTTTGTAGTAACTATTTTTAAATGAAATAGAAACTAGGTCATCTGTTAGGTCAGTAAAGCCTGCTCCCATAGACAAGTAGTTATAATCTGCCGTACCACCAGAATAGTAATAGCTTCTAGTCCCAAATAGACCTTTTAACTGGTCTGATGCGTAATCAGAAGGATCAATTTTAGCTGCAACTTGATGAGGAGCTGAGCGAATTAATGAGTTAAATGTTTTCATTAACTCAAAATCATTAGCAGTAGCTTCCATTGCATCTTTAGCAGCTTCAACATACTCATTACTGATACGTTCAAAAGCATCGTTTAAGTATTTAACTGTTGCTTTATTTAGAGACAGAGACTCTCGACCAGGGTTAAAGGTTACTGCACCTGGTTTAGCCTTAATTACAAGGTTTCTAAAACCAAATGTTTCTACTTCACCACTGTAAGGGATTTCGTAAGCTACTTGAGACATAACTACATAGTTTGATTCTCTGTAACTACCCTGAGATTTAGTTATAAACCAGTCATCTGAGATATGCTCACTAACGTCTAGCTCAACGCTCATGTCACGGTTTAGTGTGGGTTTATGGTCAAAGTACTTGTAAAGATCGTATGCACGATCATTGTAGCTACCTATATCCCCTAGTTCTACCGCCACACTTAGCTTTAGACCGTTAGGTTCAGAGGTCTCATCGTCACCAAGGTGAAGAGTAACAGGTACGCCATTCTGCATAGAAATAGCGTACGAGTACTTTTTACCGTTATAGTATGATTCTACTGTAAAGGCTTCACCTACTGCTAGGCCAGCCATACGGCCGATGCCTAGCGTACCGTTGTAAGCATCTGAGTTGCGTTTAGTAGACGCACCTAGATTGCTGAACAGTCCTACAATATCTTCTGGAGGAAGACCTGTACCGTAGTCACGGACATAGAACGTAGGTGCTTCAAGAGTAGGAAGATGCACATCAAAGTTTACATCTTTTCCTGCTGCAATACATGCATCACATGCATTAGTTGACCACTCACGCATTACTGCAAGAATTGGGTCATTGTACACATTAGATGTTAGCATTTGGAACATAGACTCATTTACTTCAATGTTGAAGCCTGTAGTCTGAATGTCACCACTAATATCTTGTACGTTGTTTTTGTACTGCTGCTGAATCATACTATATTCCTATTTTGTTAAAATAAGCGTCTACCTTGATCACGAAGTTTATCTAAACGCTCTTCAGGCATTGGAGAATCCCAGTAAGTATTCACATCTTCAAGCAACTGAAGCACTTCTTCTTGGGTAGCCCCTAGGTCTTGTGCATGTCGCATCATGCGATACATATTACGGGAACCTTCGCCGTGACGAGCTTCGAATGCATACTCAAAAGTGGTAGTTGGATCCTCCAATTGAGCACGTTTCTGAGCTGTAGACATAACCTTATTCTGAGTCTCACGATCAGCGGCTTTGTCTTTTGCGTACATTAGGTAGTCACGAGTTTGGATTGGTTCTGCGTCTATATTACTGAAAACTTTGCGTCCAGCATACGAATAGAAGATCTGTGCCTGAGGCAAAGGATCTGCTCGTAGACCTAGGTCATCAGCAATCTTCAAGTAAAAGTGCTTCCACGCAATAGGATCCAAGTAAACTTCTGAGTCAAGCTCAAGAAGTACACGGAATTTAAAGTCGTTGGAGTTATCACTTGTTAACGCAATGTGGTGATTAATATCACCTAGCATCATATGTGCTTCGTCTGCAGTAAGAGGAGAATCGTCAATATCCAGTACAACCCACTTAGTACCTGATTCTAGATTTTCTTTACGGCGTACACCATCCTTAAATCGGAATGGAGAAAACGCGTAGTCATGTTCTAGCATCAACGGTAGATCAGCAAAGGTTGTAGCAGCTGACTCAAATCCATAGTTTACTGTAGTAGCAATATCATGCTTAGCTTGGCGAGCACGGTCGTAATCGCCTTCTGCAATAGCTCGGTTAAGAGCTGTACAGTCAATTTCTTTGTACGTTACGTTAATTACGTCTGTCTTAACAATAGGCTCATACTGAATAGCCGCACCATCATTAATTACAGAGTAAACTGATTCACGGTCATAACCTGCACACAACGCAACCATTTCTTTAAGCTTAGGTTTAGAAACATTGTTCATGAAACCCTGCTTTTTAAGGTCGTGAGTGCTGATTTCTGACATGCCATCAACTAGTGTCTTAGTATGGAAAAAGTCTACCAGCAGCTCGTGAGGAGCTTTGTTGAGGTCTCTTTCGAATACTTCCATATCTTTATCCAGAGTTTCACAAAAACGAATAGCTTCGATGTAAGATTCTGGACTAATCTCGTCTTCGCATTTCATGATAGTGAATGCGCCAGCCAGTTTTAGGGCTTTCCACTGAAGGTGACGACGGATTAGAGCATATGTAGACTCTTGATTGGGCATTAGATCTGCCCAGTCATTGTTGTAACGTTTATATGTCTTAAAGAGACGTTCTACTTCTTTAGAGATACGAATACTTTGTCCCTGCAAAGGCAAGTTATGTTGAGCAATGCTATGACTTTCTAAGTCCATACCAATACGGGCATGTTTAGATTCATTTTCGATAGCTTCTTCGTATTCCCAGAACTCATCAAGAGTAGCGAATACTTGCTCATCAATCTTGTCTGGTGCATAACAGAACCAGCTACGGCGAGCTAGTTTAGACATAAATGCGATGTGAAACTTTTTCTTAGTAGCTTCATCATACAAGATATGACCAGGTGAACCTACAAATAGTGCAGATACTGGTTGACCATTGATTGCTTTAGAGCGATTCTCAATAGTCTTAGTATATTTGACTTCTTTATCACCTGTATCGTAAATCTCGGAAAGGGTCTTAATGTTTTCGACCATATCCTGATTGTAAGCTAGTTCGTCAGAGAACTCGCCTGAGTACATGAAGCCTGCGCCTAGACCAATCTCACCAATATCATTGATATGCTGAATGAGACCTGGGCCTGTTGTAGGCATAATGTCGATAGGAGGCACTGGTTTAAGGTATGCACGGTACATTGCCTCATCTTTAGGATTTGGTAGTCCTTCTGCTTCTGCTTCTGCAATAGCAAGCTGGACAGCTTTAGCGTCTTGGGCTTGTTCAATTAGGCCATAGCCACTTTTAAAACATTTACGTGCAGCCTTAACTGAAGAGTCTTTACCTGCACCTGAGCCTGTAATAACAAACGAAATAGCGTTGACAGGGACTTCAGTCACATCGTCCCATAGTTGTATGTTACGACGAAACTGGCTAGCAAAAGCAGTAATCTGTGCTACAGCCACAACCGATTTCATTCGTGGGTCAATAGTAGGAAAGCTGATAGCTTCTATCACTTTCTGCAGATGTTTGTTTTGCTCGCCTGAAAAAGCTCCTTGTTTTTTAAGAAGTTCTTTAGTCTGGGCTAGCATGCTCATAATTTTTCTCCATAAAATAAAAAACCCGCATATAGCGGGCTTGTTAGTAAAATAATTTTAATGATCTATTGAGTTATAAACATTACGTTTTACTAAGAAAGACACCGCTTCATTATCTACTGCAATCGTATTTCTGCCGATTTCAATAGAAGTATGAAGATTGCCGACTAGTTCATCAGCTTCTTTTAAATGTCGTCCATGCTTATCAAAGTAAAGCAAGGTATAAATACCTTCTTCATTTTTATGCATAATGTTATTCCTCTTTAATTGGTGCGGATACCGGGAGTCGAACCCGGATGACCGAAGTCAAAGCGTTTTAAGCGCTTCATGTATACCAGTTCCATCATACCCGCTAAAAGTTAAACGGCTAGTGCTTCTAGTAAATCAGCTTTATTACTAGGCATACCTACTTTAGTTTTAAGTGGGTCTCCTTTTTCATCTACAAGAATCAAAGCAGGCACTCCCCTTACACCGTATTTGACAGCTAGTTCCATATTGTCGTCAATATCTACTGGAACAACGTCATAAGGGAATTCCATATCTTCCATCATTTTAGTAAGCATTTTGCATGGTCCGCACCATGAAGCGTAAAATTTAAGCAATTGCATTTTTTAATATCTCTTTATACTCTAGTTTTGTTAATTTAAAAATATTAGTAGGAAATCCTGCATTTACACAATCCCAACAGTACATTTCTAATGTGCCATTTTTTAGTTTAATTTTGTTTTCTGGGGTTGTGTGTTCTGCTTCCCATTTAAATAATTCACGGTTTTTGTAAGGAGTGGTATTCCACAAATGTTCACCTGTGTAATCCCAAGTAATGTAGTATTCCATAGCAAATTCCGTTAAATGCTTGTTTGAGCTAGTTCTGTATACCCACCAATATAGTTTAGTCCACCGCCTTCTTTATACTTAAAGATTTGAGGAACAGTACGAAACTCTTGACCTGCTATTTTTTCCAATGCTGCAACGTCTGCTGAGTTTACTTGTTGAAAATCACGATAAGTGTATTCAATGTTTTTAGAATCTAGTAAATTTTTTGCTCTAGTACAGTAAGGGCAGGATTCTTTACCGATTACGATATATTGGGATGACATAAGTACCTCTAGTTATTTGATTGGTGGGCCCAACTGGATTTGAACCAGTGACCTGTCGATTATGAGTCGCCTGCGCTAACCGCTGCGCCATAGGCCCGTAATGGTGGTGGAGGATGGATTCGAACCATCGAAGCTTTCGCGACGGATTTACAATCCGTTCCATTTGGCCACTCTGGAACTCCACCATAGTTGAAGCACTCGACCAGGTAATCCTAATCCTTATCTTCATTATCAGCCTACGGTACCATAGGGCTTACAAAGTGGTTCTTCTCGGGCTAAGCTTGGGAGGTGTTGTTAATAGTAACCTCCACGATTTGAGCATCACCGTGAATTAGGTAAAGAGCATCGCTACACTTTTAAGGGTACCTACGTCCCACCTTAACGAACAACTTTAAACTTCTTGCCACCACAGCTTCAGCAAACCCAGTACCTAGGGTGTTGGATTAAGGCTACACTCCCTCAGCGATTAGGGTTGGTTCGTCTTTAGTTGCGCTCTTTATAAAACACACTCATGGCTACCTTTGGCCTCTGGTAACGAGTCACGACCTTCCCAGATAGAGAATACAGAGTCTAGAATGTATCTCAGTTCTATTCGTGTCCTAGTGTGCTTTAGAATAGACACTGGGTCTGGGCCACGTTCGCAAGCATCGGCCATCCTCTTGCAACTAATCACCACAATGTCTATTCTAAAAAGTGAGGATTTTATTATTTAAGGACGGATAACCCACAACCATGTCCACATAGGGTCTGTTAGCAAGCATCTTCCGCTCTTCACCACGCTTAGTGGACAGAACCTTGGGTAACACCTTTACCGTCACGGACTCGACCTTATTACAGGTAGTGCGCGTTCATGTTGCCATGTACCCTGACGCAATACACCGAATCCGTAAGGACCGGGAAAGGCCTACTGGGGAAACCTGCAGTTTGTAACACGCCCCCTAGTTCCAGTAGGCTTTAGAATAGACTTTGAGGTTCGAACTCTTAGCCACTGCGCTCAACCGAGGTCACCCTGAAGCAGCACATTGATGAAACTAAGCATCAAAGCCTATTTTAAATGGCCCCTCCGTCTTTTTTAAAGTGGCAGAGAGATTCCTCCACTAAGCAGTACATTATTACGTTTGCTTGCCGCTAAACAAGCTACTAGTTTTAATGTTGTCCGGACGATTTGCTTAGATCGTATATGGCTCCTTGACCTGGACTCGAACCAGGGACCAATAGATTAACAGTCTACTGCTCTACCGACTGAGCTATCAAGGAATAATAGTTTTACACTTTAGTTACACGTTCTACGTATTTCTTAGATTCTTCACTAACAAAAGAGTACATTTTCTGTGCTTCTTTCATTAGGTCTTCTAAAGAGTACATTTTAGGCATATCAGCAACGGCTTTTTCGCCAGCTTCAATTGCTTTACGTACAGCTTCAGTATTAAGTTCTAGTTGTTTATCCATGTAGTCTTTAGCCATAGCTAGGACGT